TCCGGCAGGCCAACTATTCGAGCCTGCGGGCCGAACTGGTGGAGTTCCGGCGCCGCGTGCAGCAGCTCCAGCACGGGGTGATCGCGCATCAGCTCTGCCGGCCCATCTGGGCGCGCTGGCTGGAGACCGCGCAGCTGGCGGGGCGCTTGGACCTGCCTGATCCCGCCGCTGCGCGCATGGTGCAATGGATCCCTCCCCGCTGGGACTGGGTCGATCCGCTGAAGGACATTCAGGCGCAGGTGCTGGCGATGGAAGCCGGCATCACCTCGCGGCGCAAGGTGGTCGAAGCCACCGGCTACGACGTCGAGGAAGTGGACCGCGAGAACGCGGTGGATGCCAAACGCGCCGAGGGGCTCGGCCTGCGCTACCGCACCAGCCCGGGCGAGACGCAGGGCGCGCGGGCGACGCCTGCGGCCCGGCCTGATCCGAGTGACGGCGCAGGCGATGGCAAGGACCCGGGCACTGGCAGCGACAGCGCCAATACACAGGAGTAACACCATGAACAGTTGGTACACGATCCGCGCCCGCGACAGCGGCGCGGAGGTGCTGATCTATGACGAGATCGGCGCCTATGGCATCTCGGCCAGGGGCTTTCTGGCCGAGCTGGGCGCGCTGCCCGAGGGCACGGCCATCGATCTGCGCCTCAACAGCCCCGGCGGTTCGGTCTTCGATGCCGTCGCGATCCACAACGCGCTGAGCCGCCATGCCGGTACGGTCACTGTCTGGATCGACGGCATCGCCGCCTCGGCGGCAAGCTACATCGCCATGGCGGGTGACGGGATCGTCATGCCGGAAAACGCCTTCCTGATGATCCACGACCCGTCGGGGCTGGTGATGGGTAACGCGGCGGACATGCGCGACATGGCCGGAACGCTGGACAAGATCGCAGCCAGCATGATGCGCGGCTACGCCGCCCGATCCGGCAAGCCCGAGGACGAGATCGCGGCATTCATGGCGGCCGAGACCTGGTTTGATGCCGCTGAGGCGCTGGACGCGGGGCTGGCCACGCGCATGGCCGAGCCCGTGCGCATCGCGGCCAGCTTCGATATCGGGCGTTTCCGCAATGCGCCACCGGACCTGGTCGAGGCGGTCAAGGCTGCCGAGCCGATTGGGGCGCCCACAGCTGCTGACATCGTTGGAGACGCCAACGATGTTGCACCGACCACCGATCCCGCGCCATCGCCCGAGATGGACGAGTCCGACAGCACTGTTGCAGACGCCAACACTGCGCCTGATGCCACCGCCATCCGCGCCGAGGCCATCGCCCATGCGCGCGCCGTCGTGGATCTCTGCCGGCTCGCGGGTCAGCCGCAGATGGCGGGCCGGTTTCTCGAGGAGGAGGCAAGCCTCGATGCGGTCCGCGCCAGCCTCCTAGACGCCCGCGCCGCAGCGGAGCCGGAGATCACGCCGCATCACCCGCAACCGGGGCCGAACCCCACGACGCGCCCCTGGGGCGATGTCATCGCCCGCACCTTCAAACTGAAAGGCTGAAATCATGACCACGCTCACCGAAGGCCCCCATCCCGGCGGCTTCCTCACATGGGAAGTGCTGCGCGACTTCACCCGCGACACCGTCACCCTCGCCTCTGGGGCCGGCAAGCTCGCCCCCGGCACCGTGCTGGGCAAGATCACCTCGGGCGGCAAGTTCACCGTGCTGACACCCGGCGCCACCAACGGCAGCCAAAACGTCGCCGGTATCCTCTGGGGTCCTGCCGATGCCACAGATACCGACGCCCCCGCCGTCGTGCTGGTGCGCGGCCCCGCCATCGCCAACCGTCACGAGATCATGCTGCCGGACGACATCACCGAAGCGCAGATCACCACGGCGACCGCCGCGCTGGCCGCGCTTGGCATCCTGCTGCGCTGAGCCTGAAACAGAAAGGACATTGCCATGGCCACCATGGATATCTTTGAAGGCGATGCCTTCACCATCATCGAGCTGACCCGGGCTTTGGAAAACATCCCCTTCAAGCCCGCGATCCTCTCGGGTGCGGGGCTGTTTGGTTCCCGCGGCGTGCGCGCCCGCACCGTGATGATCGAAAGTCGCGACGGCACGCTGTCGTTGATCCCGTTCTCCGAACGCGGTTCGGCTTACGAGTCCCAGATCCCCGAACGCCGCGAGATGCGCGCCTTCGTCTGCCGCCAGTTCAAGAAGCAGGACGTGCTCTGGGCCTCGGAAATCCAGGCGATCCGCGACTTCGGCTCGGAGACCGCTGTCCAGCAGGTACAGGCGGAGGTCGCCCGCAAGCTGGGCCGGTTGCGCAATGACGCCGAGGCCACCTTCGAGTTCCACCTCTTCAACGGCATCCAGGGCGTGGTGAAGGACCCACGCGACGGGGCCACGGTGATCGACTACCACGCTGAGTTCGGCATCACGCCTGCCACCGAGATCGACTTCGATCTCGACAACACCTCGCCAGCCTCGGGCGCGCTGCGCAAGCGCTGTCAGGCGCTGATCGAAAGTGTCGAGGACACGCTCGGCGGTCTGGCCGCGGGTCAGGTGCAGCTGCGTGCGGAATGCGGCTCGGCCTTCTTCGCCGATCTGGTCGCCCACAAGGAGGTCCGCGAGACCTATCTCAACACCGCCGCGGCGGCCGATCTGCGCGGGCGCGTCGGCGAGGAAGTCAGCTTCGGCGGCATCACCTTACGCCGCTACCGCGGCGGGCTCGGCTTCGGCGTGCCGACCGACAAGGCGTATTTCTACCCCGAGGGCGTCGAGGGGCTGTTCGAGATCTACTACGCCCCGGCCGACACGTTCGAGACGGTCAACACCGTGGGCCTGCCGCTCTATGCGCGGATGATCCCCGATCGCGACCGTGACGAATGGGTGCGCCTCGAGATCGAAAGCAACCCGCTGCCGATCTGCACCCGGCCGCAAGTGCTGCGCAGCGCGCGGCGGACGTAATGGACGCCGTCGCCTTAGCGATGGATGCGCTCTTTGCCGATGGCAATATCGCGACGGACGCTGTCTATATCGCTGAAGGCGGCGCACCCCAACTCGTTCGCGTGGTCACCCGCCGCGCGGATGACGTCTCAAGCTTCGGCGAAGCGCGCATCTGGTCGGAAACCACGCGCATCGATCTACGCGTGGCAGAGGTACCGGCCCCGCGTCCCGGCGACCGGGTTGAGTTTGGTGGCGAGGCGTTCCTTATTCAGAGCGAGCCGGTCCGGGATCGTGAGCGGCTTGTCTGGACTGTGGACCTGAGGCCAGCATGAAACTCAAGCTCGACATCACGCCCGATCTGGCCGCCATGATGGCCGCCGAGATCAAGGCGGGCGAGAAGGCCGTCACGGCGGCCACGCGCGAGGCCGGGACCAGCCTCAAAACCGCATGGCGCGGGCAGATCACGAGCGCCGGGCTGGGGCAGCGGCTGGCGCGCACGATCCGGTCCGAGCAGTACCCGAAGGGTCAGCCCAGCCTGAATGCCGCTGCGCTGGTCTGGTCGAAAGCGCCCGACATCGTCAGCGCACATGATACCGGCCCGTTGATCCGCTCGCGCAACGGCTTCTGGCTGACAATCCCGACGGCAGCCGCCGGCAAGTCGCGGCGCGGCGGGCGGATCACCCCGGGCGAATGGGAACGCCGCACGGGCCTGCGCCTGCGCTTTGTCTATCGCCGATCCAGCCCAAGCCTGCTCGTCGCCGAGGGGCGGCTGAACAAGGGCGGCCGTGCGGTTGCCTCGCGCTCGAAAACCGGCCGCGGCCTGACCACCGTGCCGATCTTCCTGCTGGTGCCGCAGGTCAAACTGCCAAAACGGCTTGATCTCGACAGGGACACCGCGAGGGCGCATGATGCGATGCCAGGCTTGATCGTGGCGAACTGGCTGGATGGAAAATTAGCTGGTATGTAGCTGATGCGTGACTAAGAAGATCAAGTTGCAGCATTCACGAATCTTTCCATTGGAACTTGTGGTTGCTGCACATCATCGTCGCCAGTAATCTTGTGATCCGGAAAGCGATGCCGGAGAAACTCTAGCATTGCCTCTGATACCGGGCCTCCAACTAAAAAAGTACCGAAGCGTTGTCTAAACTCTTCCCAGTGTTGGGAGACGACACCTTTGCGTCTTTCACTCGGACATATCCAAATCCAATCAAGGAGCATCTGTTTGCTTTGTTTTTCGTGTGGACGGAAACAGCATGCACCGATAATTCGAAAATCGTTGTCACGAAAAATATAGCCAATTGCTTTGGGGTCATGGTAACCTTTGATCTCCCATTGGGGCATGTCGTATCCAAACTCGCGCTTGAAAATCTTCGCGCGCCAGTAGACTGATGTTCGGAGCCACTCTGGGGATTTAAGATCGACCCATACTATTTCAGGATTGCTTTGATATTCTACCCTTAGTTCTGATGAAGGCGCCGGCTTGAGAGCTTCAATAAAACCGTCGTGTCTTTCCTCATCATGCCTTTGTTCATCTTCCGGGTCGCCTTCGACATACGTCATACCACAAAGCTCGCATCTCATTAGTCCCATTTCCAATCCTAAAACGTTAGTTGACTTTATACCCCGCCTGTCAGCTTGAACATGATCCGTCCAAACCTTGGCGACCTCGCTGAGCATGCTTAAAGTCAAAACATGGAAAGTCAACTTTCTCCGGGAATACGCACGCCGATTTTCAGAGAGGGAATTCGTGCTCCTCATTCCTTAAAAAACAATTCTCGCCCGCTGCACGGACGGCTCTTAGTTCTGTTTGCCACACGTTGACCACGGATATTGACTTGTCTCAATCTTTACCTGACGCGCCCGACACTGCATCATTCTTAATCGTGCCTGCAGCGTTTATCCACCCACCCACCGAAGGACCACCCATGCCCTCGACCCGCGAGACGATCCTTGCTGCGCTGACGGCGCAGCTGGCCGCGCGCGCAGGCGCCGAGGTCCGGCGCAACGCGACACTGCCTGAGCGGGTGCCGGCCGAAGGGCTGGTGATCCTGCGCGACGGCAACCCGGGCGAGCCGGATGTGACGCTGAGCCCGTGGCGGGCGTATTACCGGCACCGCGTGGAAATCGAGGCGTTCATGCCGCCGGGCGCGGCGGAGGCGGCGCTCGACGCGCTGCTCGCCCGCATCGGGGCCGCGCTGGCCCATGACGACAGCCTCGGCGGGCGCGTCGAGCTGATGACACCGTCCGCGCCGGAGTTGCAGCCGGTGCCGGTGGAGGGCGGCGCGCCGTTTCTGGCCGCGGCGCTGGCAGTGACGCTGGAATACCAGGTCAGCGATCCGCTGAGCGGGTGAGAGCGGCCGACAGGCGCAGATTTTCGAACATCACAGGAGACATGACATGGGCAAGCAACGCGCCTATGGCGCCGATGCCACACTCAGGGCGGTGCGCGAGACGCAGTATGGCGGGGCCACAACCGGCCCGGTGCGGGCGCTCGATTTCAAGACGGCGGATCTGTCGGCGAGCATCCCGCTCGGCGACGACCCGCTGCTGGGGCGCGGGCGCAATGCGCAGGACCCGTATCGCGGGCTGGTCACCGATGAGGGCCAGCTGGAGATCCCGTTCGATCTGCAGGGCACCGGCTGGTGGATGACGGCGCTGTTTGGCGATCCCGAGACCACACCGCAGGCGGCGACCGGACGGATCACCTTCGCGGATAATCCCGCGCCGGGCGACACGCTCACGCTGAACGGGATGACATGGACCCTTGTTGCAGGAGTTGCGGCCGGTGACGAGACCGAGATCGGCGCGACGCTGGCCGATACGCTCACAGCACTTGCCGCGGACCTCAACGTCGCCACAGATCCCGCCATCTCCGTCGCTTCTTACACGGTCGAGGATGATACAACCCTCACGATCACCCATGACGCCACCGGCCCGGACGGAAACGCTTTCACGCTGGACGCCTCATTTGCGCAACGCTCCGCCCCCACGCTCACTGGCGGCGGCTATCGCCATGTCTGGCGCAGCGGGGCCGACAGCATCCCGTCCTTCCTGATCGAGATCGGGCACCCGAAGCTCACCACCCCGGTCTTCTTTCGCCATGCGGGCGCGGTGCTGGAGGAGCTGTCGTTCCAGATGGGCCAGGAAGGCCCGGCCAATGCCACCGTCTCGGTCGTGGCGCAGGGCGAGGAGACCGCAACTGCCACGCTGGAGCCGAACCCCGCCGCCTTCGCGCTGCGCCGCTTCAGCCAGGGACGCGGGCGCATTGTGCGCGCAGGATCACCGCTGGCGGGCGTCACCTCCGGCTCGCTGACCTTCTCCAACGGCATCGAGCGGGTGCGGTCGATCCGCGAGGATGGCCGCATCGATGGCGCCGATCCGACCCTTGCCACCTGCGAGGGATCGCTGACCGTGCGCTTCGATGGCGAGACGCTGATGGCCGAGGCCGCCAGCGGCGATCCGGTGGCGCTGGTCTACGGCTTTGCGATGGCCGAAGGCTACGCGCTCAGCTTCACGCTACCGCGGGTCTACCTGCCCAAGCCGAAGTATTCGATCACCGGCCCGGCCGGGGTCGAGGCGAGTTTCGACTGGCGCGCCGCCGCAGATGCGACCGGCGTGATGCTCGAGGTCGCCCTGCTCAACGATGTCCCAACCCATGGAGAGACCTGATGATCCGTCTCGACCTGAACGCGTCGCCCGACTGGCTCGATCTCGGCCACGGTGTGCAGCTGCGCGTGGCCCCGATCACCACCTCGCTGATGAACCGTGCCCGCGAGGAGCCGATCCTCGCGGATCTGCCGGAAGAGGCCAGCGCGAACAGGCGCGGCATAGCCCTCGCAAAGGCGCTGGCTCGGGTGGCCGTGGATGACTGGGCCGGCGTGCATGATGCCACCGACGCGCCGGCCGCGCTCAGCCCCGAAGGGCTCGACGCACTGCTGGAGATCGTGCCGATCTTCGAGGCGTTCCAGCTGCGCTACGTGGCCCCGGGCCTGCATCTGGAGCAGGAAAAAAACGCCTCAGCGCCCTCGCCGAATGGCACTTCGGCGGGGGCGACGGGTACTGCAACAACTGCCCGCAAATCTGCAAAGCCTGCCCGGCGCGGCAAAACGCGCCGCTGACGCGCGAGGGCGCGCTGGCCTGGGATGTCGCCTGCCGGGCCACCGGCCAGCTGCGCGTCTCGGACGGCGCGGTGCTCGGCTGGGACATGGGCGCGGTGCTGGCCATGGCCACAGCTGCCGGGCTCGACCCACGCGCCGCGGTCGAGCTTCTGCCGGTGATCGAGGCGGCGATGGTGCGCGCGGTCAACGCGCAGATCCGGGCGCAGCGCCCACAGTAAAACGACACGCCATAAAAGCAGAGAAACAGGGATCGGAGTCCCAATGACCAGCGCATCAAAACAGGTCACGGTGCGGCTGGCGGCCGAGGGTGGCCGGCAGGTGCGCGCGGAACTCAAGGGGATCGGGGCCGACGGCGCCACCGCCTTTCAGCGTCTCGGCTCGGAGATGGAAGCCGCGAATGCGCGCGCCGACCGGTTCTTTCGCCGGCTGCGGATCGCGGCGGCGGCAGGTGCTGCGGCCGTGGGGGCTGCAGCCACGGCGATGATCCGCAGCGGGCTGCAGGTCGTCGACAGCCAGGCCAAGCTGGCGCAATCGCTGGGCACCACCGTCGCCTCGATCCAGACGCTGGAGCGCGCGGGCGAGCTGGCGGGCGTGTCGATGTCGGGCATCGAGCAGGCGACCAAGGATTTGACGCGCCGTCTCAGCCAGGCCGCGGCCGGGACCGGCCCCGCCACGGACGCGCTGGACCGGCTGGGGCTGTCGGCCACCGACCTGATCGCGCTGCCGCTCGATGAGCGTGTCGGGGCGATCAACGCCGCCATCAAGGAGTTCGTCCCCGCGGCCGAGCGGGCCGCGGTGGCGGGCCAGCTTTTCGGCGAGGAAGGTTCGATCGCCATGGGCCGGATCGATAGCGCCACGCTGCGCCAGGCGACCAAGGACGTGCGCGCCTTCGGGGTCGTGGTCTCGGCGCAGGACGCGACCCAGATCGAGCGGACCAACGATGCGATCTCGCGGCTGGGGCTGATCTGGCGCGGGCTGGCCAACCAGCTGGCGGTGGCCGCAGCCCCGGCGCTGGAGGCCGTGGCCGACGCGATGGCAGCACTCGCGGAGCGCAGCGGCCCGGTGGGCCGTGCCATCGAGCTGGTGCTGGGCAATCTCGACCGGCTGGCGGCCACGCTTGCAGCGACAGCAGGGCTTGTGGCGGGGCGTTTTGTGGCCGGGTTGGCAGCGGCGGCTGTCAGCGTGCGCGGGCTGGCCACGGCGCTGGCGCTGTTGCGCGGGGCGCTGATCCGGCTGCCCTTCGTGGCGCTGGTGATCGGCGCGCAGGAGCTGATCCTGCGCTTTGGCCGACTGGTCGCTGCTGCCGGGAGTTTCTCCGACGCCCTCGATCTTATGCGCGGCGTGGCCGCGGAGGTCTGGGACCGCATGGGCACCGGCGCACAGGCGCTCGGGGCGACGGTGGCGGCAGCGTGGGCCGGCATCCGCGCCAGTGTCGCCGACGGCGTGCAGGCCAGTCTTGACGCGGTGGCGCGCGGCGCATCGCTGATCGTCAACACGTGGCGCGGGGCGTTCGCAGCAACAAGCGCGATCTGGTCCGATCTGCCGGCCGTGCTGGGCGAGGTCGTGACCGGGGCGGCCAATGCCATGGTGCGCGGCGTGGAGCGGATGCTCAATTCGGTGATCGGGCGGGTGAACCGCTTCATCGCCGGGATCAACACGGTGCTCGCCGCATTGCCGGCATGGGCCGTGGGCGACAGCGGGCTGCGCATCGGCGCGCTCGAGGATGTCAGCCTCGGCAATTTGGGGAACCGGTTCGCGGGCGCGGCACGCGACGCCGGCGGCCGGGCGGCGGAGGCGTTCACGCAAGCCTTCGAGCGGGAGTATCGCGTCCCCGATCTCGGCCTCGGGGCCTATGCCGCGGACGCCCGGGCCACGCAGGACGCACTCCGCGGGGTGGTCGATGCGTTGCGCGCCGCGGCGACCGGGCCGCTGGAGTCGGTCGCGGCGATCCGCGAGGTGCTGGCGCGGACATCGGAGGCGGCCGATGCGTCAGCGGACTCCGTCGCCGGGATCGGCGATGCTTTTGACGGGATCGCCGGCGGCACGGATGGGGCCTCCGGCACCGGTTCCGGCAGCAGCGGTGCCGCGGGACGTGCGGCCAACGCCGCCACGGAGGCCGGCAACACGATCGCGGCAGCCGGCGAGACGGCGGCGCGCGGCTGGGATGCGGTCTCAGAAAGCCTTCAGGGCTATGCTGACAGTGCGATGGAAACCGGCCGCCAGATCGGCGATGCGCTGGTCAGTGCGTTTCGCGGGGCCGAGGACGCGCTTCTGGCGCTGGTCACAAAGGGCAAGGTGGATTTTCGCGATCTGGCCAATTCGATCCTCGAGAACATCACCCGCATCGCGCTGCGCTCGGCGGTGCTCGGGCCCCTCGCCAACTGGCTGGGCGGCGCGCTTGGCGGAATCGGGGGCGGGCTTGGAGGTAGCTTGGGCGGCAGCCTCACCGCAGCGGTGGCGCATTCGGGCGGAGTGATCGGTGTCTCGGCACTGCCGCAGCGGCAGGTGCCGGCCATGGCCTTCGCCGGGGCTGAGCGTTTCCATGGTGGCGGTTATCCCGGTCTCCGCCCCGGTTCTGGTGTTGCGGGCCTTCGGCCCGACGAGGTCCCCGCGATCCTGCAGCGCGGCGAGCGGGTGCTGTCGCGAAGGGAGGTGGCCGAGACGCAGCGCGGTGCTGGCGGTGACCACGGCGGTGGCATCACCATTAACATGAGCATCAGCACGCCCGATGCCGACAGCTTCCGCCGCTCGCAGGGCCAGATCACCGCTGAGATGAGCCGCGCCATCGCGCGGGCGCGGCGCAACAGGTAGGAGCACAGATGACCGACTTTCACGATGTGCAGTTTCCGGCCACCATCGCCTATGGCGCCAGCGGCGGGCCGCGGTTCCTGACCGCTATTACCGCCACGCAGAGCGGGCGCGAGCAGCGCGTGGCACAGTGGCAGGGCTCCCGCGGCGAATGGAACGTCTCCACGGGCATCCGCTCGCGCGCCGACGTGTCCGCATTCCTCGCCTTCTTCTACGCCCGCCGCGGCCGTGCGCACGGGTTTCGCTTCAAGGACTGGACCGATTTCCGGGCGGCGGGACAGTTGCTTGGGACGGGCGACGGAGAACAGATCGCCTTTCAACTGGTCCGACGCTATGACAGCGGGGGCACCGTGCACGAACGCCGGATCACGCGCCCGGTCGAGGGCACGGTCATGGTCTATCGCGACGGTGTGAAGGCCACGTCCGGGGTTTCGGTGGATTACGCGACAGGGATCATCACCTTCTCGACACCGCCAGACCCCGGCGTCGCCGTCACCGCGGATTTCGAGTTCGACGTGCCGGCGCGGTTCGACACCGATGCCGCCGATCTCACCGTCGAGACCTTCGAGATGCAGCAATGGGGCCGCATCACCGTGGTGGAGATCCGCGAATGAAGGTGATGTCATGAAGACGGTCTCCCCGGAACTGGCCGCGCATCTTGAGGGCGATGTGCTCACACTGGCCACCTGCTGGCGGCTGGCGCGCCGCGACGGGGTGGTGTTTCGCGCCACCGATCACGATGGCGATCTCGCGGTCGACGGCGAGATCTACCGCGCGCGTGCGGGGTATTCGCGCACCGCCGTGGCCTCGGAGGCCGGGCTCGCGGTCGGCAATGTCGATCTCGAGGGCGTGCTCGACGATGCCGGGATCGACGCGGACGCGTTGCGCGCCGGGCTCTATGACGGCGCCGAAGTGCGGATCTTCCTGGTCAACTGGCAGGATCCGTCGCAGGGCACCCTCCGGCTGCGCCGCGGCTGGCTGGGCGAGGTCATGCTGTCGAGCGAGGGCCAGTGGCGCACCGAACTGCGCGGCATGTCCCAGGTGCTCGCACAGCGGCTGATCGAGCCCTACACGCCCGACTGCCGCGCCGATCTCGGCGACGCGCGCTGCGGGGTGGACATCCGCGATCCGCAATGGACGCGGCCAGGCCTCGTCACCGCGCCGCTCGACGCGCTGTCGTTCACCGCGGCGATCGATATCACCGACAAACCCGACGACTGGTTCGCCGGCGGGGTCATTCGCTTCACATCCGGGCAGAACAGCGGCCGGGCCATCGAGGTCCGCGGCGCGGATCTGGCGACGGGTGATCTGGTGCTGTCCTTCCCGCCGCCATTTCCGGTCGGGACGGGCGACGCGTTCGAGATCTATCCGGGCTGCGACAAGCGGCTCTCTACCTGCATCGAGCGCTTCGACAATGTGCTCAATTTCCGGGGCGATCCCTTCGTGCCCGGCGCCGACAAGCTGACGGAGACGCCCAATGCACGGTGAATCAATGGATAGAGAGCCAGTGCACGATGCGCCAATGCGCGGTGACGATATCGTGACCGAAGCACGCCGCTGGATCGGGGCGCGCTGGCGTCATCAGGGCCGCGGGCCGGCCGGTGTCGACTGCATCGGGCTGCTGATCGTGGTCGCCGACGCGCTCGGCGTGCCGCATCATGACGTGACGGGCTATGACCGACGCGCGACCGGCACGAGGCTGCTGGAGGCATTTGCGGTCGATCTCGACCCGCTTCCCCTCGCCGACTCTTGCCCCGGCGACATTCTGGTCTTTGCCGAGACCAGCTATCCCTGCCATGCGGGGTTCCTCACCGCGCGGCACGGTGTCCCGCATCTGCTGCACGCGCATGCGCTGCGGCGCTGCGTGCTCGAGGAGCCGCTGATCGAGCCATGGCTGTCGCGCCGGCGCGCGGCCTGGCGCATTCCGGGGGTGGTCTGATGGCGGTGCTGGCCATCGCCGGCGCGGGCGCGCTCGGCAGCACGGCGCTCGGGCTGGGCTGGCAGGCCGGCTGGCTGATCGGCTCGACTGTCGGCTCTCTCCTGTTCGGCCCCGACCAGCCCGATATCGAGGGGCCGCGCCTGCGCGATCTGTCGGTGACCTCCTCGGCCTGGGGCGCGCCGATCCCGCTGATCTACGGCACCATGCGCGCCTCTGGCAACGTGATCTGGGCGCCCGGGATTCGCGAGGAACGCCAGACCCGCAAGGTGGGCGGCAAGGGCGGCGGCGGTCAGCGTCAGACCACCTATGGCTACTACGCCTCCTTCGCGCTCGGGCTCGCCGAAGGCCCGGCCGGCGACCTCATCCGGATCTGGGCCGATGGCAAGCTCATCCATGACGCGCGCGGCACCAATCCGGATGTGTCGATCCCCGGTCTGGAGTTCCGGTTCCACGAAGGCAGCGAGGACCAGCTGCCTGATCCGCTGATCGAGGCCACGCAAGGCCATGGCCGCACCCCGGCCTTTCGCGGACTGGCCTATCTGGTGTTCGAGGATCTGCCGCTGGAGAACTTCGGCAACCGCATCCCCAACATCACCGCCGAGGTGACCTTCAACGCGCGGGCGGCGTACCCCGCGCTCAAGAGCACATCGCTGCCCGGCGGCGCGCTCGACAGCGTGCTGACGAGCTACGGGGCCACCGACTGGCACCGCCAGCGCCAGCTCATGCTGTCGCCGGACGGTCTGCGGCTGTTCGATCTGCGCACGCTGGAGGAATTGGCGCAGGCACAGCCCGAGGATCTGATTTCCGACGCGCTGGCCGACGCATTGAACCTCTACAAGGATAATTTCAGGTTCGATCACTGCTTCATCGGCGGCGATGGGTATGCCTACACTCAGCTGGGCATCAGCAACACCAAGCCGATCGTGAAGATCGATCTCGACGCCATGGCGATCGTGGACAGCTTCGGGCGCCGCAGCAGCAGCCTGAGCAACAACGCAGGCGGCTTCGTATCCCTCACGACACTCGGCTGGATGCGCGCGCTCAGCCTGACCGGCCCTGTCGATGTCCTGATCGCCTCGGGCCGCTTCGGCGGCGGCCATGGCTGCATTCTCACGGAGACGATGGAGTTTCTCGCCAACCTGCCGCGCATGGGACCGGGGCCGACCAATGTCGAGACTATCGTGCAGGGTCTCGTGGGCGAGGGCCTCGGCGAAGCGTGGATCCTGCGCACGTCAAATACCGGCACGGCCAGCACCATTCCCATCGAGCGGCTCCGCCTGCGCCCGGGCGCACCCCAGCCTGTCGTCGAGAATGCCGGGCACTGGCAGCTTTCTCCGGCCGACATCCACCCTGACGCGACCGGATTCACATATGAGCCGGCCGGGGCTGTGTATGATCCCGTCGATGACGCGCTCGTGTGGATCAGCGCCCTCGCGTTTCCGGACGCGCTCGGGGAGCTCGCCGGGCGGTATGCGGTCAAGTGGCGCCCCGGTGACGGGGTGATCTGGGCGACGCGGCTGTCGCTCTTTGCGTTCTCCACCAGGCGCAAGGAGAACATGGCCATAGCGAAGTCCCGCACCGAGGGAAGGCGCATGGCGTGGCATCGCGAACCGCAGGTCTGCCAGGTCGATCTGCGCACCGGCGCGGAGATCCTGTTCACCGAAGGATTCGCCGCGGGCAGCATCTTCGGCGGCGGCGAGGCCGCGGGGTATGACGCCCGCTCGGACACGCTCACGGGCTATGTGCAGACCGGATCGGCCGCAACCCGGCTGTTTCTCAACCGCACGGCCGGAGAAGGCGTGACGCCGGGCAGCGTCGTTGCGGATATCTGCGCCCGCGTCGGGCTTGGGCCTGCCGATATCGACGTGTCCGAGATCGACGCGCCGGTATTCCGGGGCTACGCCATCGGCCGGCAGGGCTCGGCGCGGTCGGGCATAGAGCCGGTGGCGCAGGCGTTTTCCTTCGACGCGGTCGAGTCCGACGACCGGATCCGCTTTGTCCCGCGCGCAAGGTCCGCTGTTGACGCCCCGCTTCTGACCGCGGACGATCTCGTGCCCGCGCGCGACACCGGCCGCGTCGTGCAGCTCCAGCGCGTGCAGGAGACCGATTTGCCCGAGCGTATCACCGTCACCTATCAGGACGCCGGCCAGGAGACCGGTCAGGGAACGGGCGGCGACTACAATCAGGGCGCCCAGTCCGCCACGCGGGTCTCGCAGCCCGTCGCCACGATGGGCTCGCGCGACAAGCGCGACGTGGAACTGCCCATGGCGCTCGAGGCCACGGAGGCCAAACGCATCGCCGAACGCCTCATGGCCTCGGCCTGGATCGAGCGCGATGGGGTCGAGTTTGCCCTGCGGCCGGGGTTTCTGCGCCTCGATCCGACGGATCTGTTACGTATCAACGCACCGGGCGGCTCCGAGGTGGCAGTGCGGCTCACGCAGGTCGAGATCGGCGCGGACTGGGAGCTGCGCGCGAAGGGCGTCCGGCATATCGGGTCGGCCTATGTCTCCGAGGCCATCGGCGCGACCGGCACCGGGGCCCAAACCTCGGGCGTGCTCGGTGATGTGCCCTCACGGTGGGTCGTGCCACAAGTCCCGCTGCTGCGCGATCGCCATGATACCGGCGGCGTGGCGTCGCGGCAGTATCTATTCGCCGCCCCGCGCGTGGCGGGGCCGTGGACCGGCCTGTCGCTCTTTCGCTCGCGCGACGGGGCGGACTGGGACATCCCGGCGCGCATCAGCGATCCCGCGCTGATCGGCACCTTGCGGGCACCGCTCGGCCCGCCGCGCTCGGTCTGGACATGGGACGCGGCGAATGTCGTTGAGGCGCGCCTGCGCGACCCCAACGGTCAGCTCGAATCGGTCTCGGACCTGCAGCTGCTCAATGGCCGCAACGCAGCACTGGTGGTCGATGCGGATGGCGGGGCCGAGCTGATCCAGTTTCGCGATGTCACGCCGCTCGGCAATGATATCTACCGGCTCTCGACGCTGCTGCGCGGGCGGCGCGGCTCCGAGGCCCGGCTCGCGCATGCGGCCGGGGCGGTGATCGTGGTGCTCGAGGACGAGGGCGCGCTGTTTACCGAACCCCTCGGGCTGGTCGGCCAGCCGCTGCGCTATCGCGGCGTCGGCCGGGGCGAGGCGTTCGACGAGGGGGACACGGTGACGCAAACCCTGCGCGGCACCGATCTCAAGCCCTACGCCCCGGCGCATGTCGCGGGCGCGTGGACGGCCGCCGGCATCACGATCGGCTGGCGGCGACGCACCCGGATCGGCGGCGACTGGCGTGACGGCACCGGTACCGTGCCCCTCGCCGAGGCGGCGGAGGCCTATGAGGTGGACGTGCTGGGTGCAGGTGGCGAGGTGATCCGGGTGCTGGAGAGTGCCACGCCGCAGGTGCTCTACACAGCAGAGGACGCGGAGGCCGATTTCGGCGCGGTGCCGGGCACGCTCACCCTGCGCGTCCACCAGATCAGCGCGGCGGTCGGGCGCGGTTTTCCCGCCACGGCCACAGTGATCGCCCCCTTGGTCGCCCCAGTGCAGGAGACATGAATGAGCACGCCCAATCTCTCCATTGCCCATATCCAGGCATCGCAGGACCAGAAGGAGGTCACCGCGAACGCCGCCTTCGATGCGCTCGATCTCGCCATCACGGAATCGGGTATCCTGGATGTCAGTGCCGGCGGCATCATCACCGTGCCGTCCGCGCAGGCGCTCGGTCTCGTGCGGCTCGTGCTGACAGGCGCGCCCGGCGCCGGGGTCACGGTTGCCTTCCCGGCCGTTAAGCGACTTGTCCTCGTGCGCAACGACGCGGATGCCGTGGCCGTCATCACGCGCGCCGGTGGTGCCGGCGAAACGACAGTCGAGCCCGGCGATCAGCGGATCCTCTATCTCTCCGGCGGTGGTGTTCAGCCGGCCGCGCGCGAGATCTACGATTTCGGGTTCGTGTCCATGGCCACACCCGGCCCGGGCGACGTCATCGGAAAACTGGTGATGCCGCGCGATGTGCTTCTGCCGGCGAGCCTTAAAGGCGCGGTCGGGCATGTCGATGTGCCGCCCGACGCCGCGTGGTCGGTGGATGTCACGGTCGACGGGCTATCGGTCAGCACGATCGGTGTGTCCAGCACCGGCGTGGTCACGTTCTCGACCACATCGCCGGATCCGGTGCGGATCGACGCCGGATCGGTCGTGCGGTTCGTCGCGTCCTCGTTCGCAGCCCCGGCCGAGGCATCCGTCGCGGGCACGGCCGTCACATTGCGCGGCGCGGTGATCTGATGCCGCTGTTGTTCACCGCCCTGTTCCTGTCCGGCGACGAGATCGATGTGAACGTCCAACAGTTCCCCGGAGCCTGGATCGACGCCAATCAGGCCGGCGCCCTGGCGCAGTGGCGGGGGCAGCCGCCCGGCAATGTCACTGATGGCGATCCTGTCGGGGTGGCCAAAAACCAACGGGAGACGTTTCAATGACTATTCTTGCGGCAACGAGCGAGTTCGACGGCTTCACCGAGCTGCCGGCGCTGTCAGCGCTCATCAGATACACCGACCTGACGGAAAGCGGCCCCAACTCGCGCGTGGGCAACGCGGTTCTCTATCCGACGCGCGCGCGTCTCGGGTTCACGCCGACGAACGGCGTCTGGCTGCACGCGCGCGTTCTGTCGCGGCAGAGCGCTAGCGCGCATGACGGACCGTCCTGGATCCTCGGGCTCGAGGATGCCGATGGCAACGTGATCTGCGGTCTCTGGAATCCGACTACCGGATCGCAGGCCGACGAGACGTTGTGGTTTCGCACCCATGCCGGTCTCGAGGAAGCTTTCCCGGTCTTCGGCGCGGCCAGCATCGATATGTATGTGAAGATCGGCGATCCGGACGGGGTCTTTCTGGCCTATATCGACGGGATCCTGCAATTCGTGCACGAGGGCGCGCTCAAGCCGGGGACATCGGAACTCGTGGCCTCCCTGCGCGTTGAGGGCTGTTCGGACCGGACCAACGACTTCTACAATGTGCCATGGGCCGAGCTGATCGTCGCGGATGTTCCGACCCTCGGATTCAGGCTGCACACCCTGCCTCTGGTCTCCGACGGCACGCCCGCGGCGTTCACAGGGTCGGTCGCCAGCATCTCGGGCACCGCGTTTGCGGATGTCGCGGATGCCATGGTCGCGAGCAAAGTAGGACAGGCGCATGTGTTCAATCTCGCCGACACGCCCGCGTTGCCTGCCGACACCGCGATCTTCGGGGTGTCGTTTGTCGCGGCCGCGTTCAGGAGCGGAGCCTCTCCGGTTCAGCGTTTCGACGGCCGGGCCGGTGCGGATCTGCTGGGATCGCCTGTCGATATCGAGGACGCGCTTGGCGCTGTCCGGTTCTTCTGGGACGTGAACCCCGCAACCGGGGTCGCCTGGACGGCTTCGGAGATCGACGAGGCGCAGTTCGGGCTCGAGGCGCTCACGTGACCGACGTTACCCGGATCCGGAAATCCACGGCGTTCGTGGTGGCGGGTCTGGACACCGAAGGCAGATCCGCCGTTCGAAAAGCCACGGCCCATGTGGTGGAGGGGCTGGAAACGGAAGGCAAATCTCCGGTTCGCAAGTCCACGGCGTTCGTGGTCGCAGGTCTGGCAACAGACACGACGTCCGCCATCCGGAAGGCGTCGGGCCATGCACTTGTTCGGGACATCTCGGATCTCTCGGGTGACATGTTCGGCTTCAGGGATCGGCCGGTCTACCGCGCCGGCACGGTTATGCCTTTTCTGGAGTTCGGGGACGGGGCGGGGTTCAGCGTCACCATTCCACAGGCGCAGGCCGGGACCTGGACGCTGATGATCTACCGGCCGGACGATACGTTCACCGAGGACGTGATCCCGCTGTCGGCCGGGATCAATGCGCTCGGGCTGTCGGGGCACGCCAATCAGGTGATGCTGTTTCCCGGCACGCTGGACAGCGCGACGCGCGACCACATCCAAGCGGTCGCGCGCAACCGCGCCGGGATGTGAGCCGGGCCGCGGCCCGGAGGAGCGCGCATCTCCGCCCGTCGCTCCCCGCAGCCCCCATGATCATGCACGACCAGCACGCCAGCCATCAGGGAGACCGGATGCCCGACCGCGAAAGTATTTCCGATCAGATCATCCACGCCCTGCGCGAGCACGGGTTGGCCGCGGCCATCGGCGTGTGGTTCAGCCTCATTGCCGGGCTGGCCGCGGCCGTGACGCGCAAGGCATTTACCAACGAGGCGCTCTTGCACAAGCTCGAGCAGGAGCTCGAGGCCGAGCGACTGCGCATCGAGAAGCGCCGCGACGAGGACCGTCGCATCGATCACGACCGCCTGGAACGCATCGAGCGCGACATCCACGACATGCGCAACCTCATGTTCGCCGCCTTCCAGCGCAAGAGCGACGACTGACAGCGCGCGCTCCGTGCACCGGAGCGCAACGCGATCCGGAAAAACCTCTCTCAGCACCGTTTCCCGACCCGCCGTCCGTCCCCACGGGCGGCGCGCTGTTCCTATGTCCTAAAAGCCCAAGGAGACCCATCATGGCCGACCCCATCCGCAGTTTCCGCCATTTCCGCGATGTGCCGGACCAGCTCTGGCGCTGGCGCAACTTCTCGCCCGCCGAGATCGCCTGTCGTGGAACCGGCCAACTCAAGCTGCACCCCGCAGCGCTCGACACCCTGCAGGCGCTGCGCGAGCGCTTGGGCAAGCCGATGATCGTTCGCTCGGCGTATCGCTCCCCCGAGCACAACCGCGCTGTTGGCGGGGCAAATGCCTCGAAGCACATGGATGGCACCGCCTTCGATATCGCCATGGCGAACCACGATCCCGCGGCCTTCGAAGCAGCAGCCCGCGAGGTCGGGTTCCTCGGCTTCGGCTATTACCCGCGCTCGGGCTTCATGCATGTTGATCTGGGGCCGGCGCGCCAATGGGGCGAGCGCTTCCCGGTCCGGGCGACCGTATTCGCCGAGGACACGCCGCCCGCGCGCGAGGTGTTGGCCGACAGTCGCACAATGAAGGGCGGCGGGGCGGCCGGGGTTGCGACGCTGGGCGCGGCGGGGGTCGAAGTCGCACAGAGCGTCCTGTCCGAGACCCAGTCCGCCGTCCTGCCACTGGTGCCATATCTGGACACGTTGCGCTGGGTGTTCATCGCCGTGGCGCTCGGAGGGATCGCGGTCACCATCTATGCCCGCCTCGATGATTGGAAACGGGGGCAGAGATGATCGCCGGCATTCTCGGCGGGATCGTTGCCACCCCACCGGCGCGGGCCGCTTTGCGCTATGGAGCTATGGTTGTCGCCATCGTCCTGTTCCTGCTTTCGATCCGCCGTTCCGGCGAGCGCGTTGGTCGCTTGGCGGAACGCCTTGAAACCAGGGAGAAGACCAATGAAATCCAACGCCGGATGCTGGAGGCGGCGGTTCGCCGTCCTCGTGATCGTGGCGAGCTGGTTGACCGGCTGCGCGACGGCGGGTTTTGAAGCGAACGGTTTGGCGGCATGTCCGCCGGTCGTGGAATACAGTAGGGAAATTCGGAACCGCGCGACGGAGGAACTCGCTCTTCTGCCGGACGGATCGGCCGTCGTCGAGATGATGGGCGATTACGCGGTCATGCGAGATCAGGCGCGGGCCTGCAGTTGGTCGGCACCATAAGGCTTCCTACGCGTGGAAAGGAAAATTCCAAATAGCAATCCCACGCCGACAAACCAAGTTTCTGAATTTATATCATGGTGTTGTCGTTGACGTGCCTGACGGCGAACGTGGTATTGGGAGCTTCGGATTCGAATGCATAACCACCCTATTTGGTTGGCTCAGCAGCGTCTTTTTCGCTCAGACCCGACTCCCAATCCGCATAGGTTGATCCGTCGGGCAGCTTCCAAAGAATTCGGCCGTTCGCGCTTGCTCCGATCACTGCTGCAGCGGCGGCTGAAACCGATGAAAAGCTGTAGTTGCTGGTAAAGAGGAGAAATTTCCCGTCTTCACGCAACACGCCCTTTTCAAGCAGGGTGGAGCGCAAAGTCGTGGTTCCTCTGGGGATTGTGGATGTAGTTCGAAGCCGCGCTTTTGACCCCGCTTGAACAATGAAATCCCCGGACGGGCCGACCACCATTTCTGCCGAAAAGCCTTCGCCACGGAAAAAGAATTTTGCGCTTGCGATCGGCTCAGGCTGCAGCATGTCCTGTTCTAGCGGTATCATTTGCGGTGCCCGCCCACGCATCTCGCGAAACACATCCCAGCCGAGAGCGCCGACCAGTGTTTTCGTCTGATCAACAAATTCGTCCATGGCCGCGCGATCAGGAAGCGGTAACTTCCCAGCATCGTTGGACGGCATTCTAGTATTGGGCAGGGTCCAGCGAGGATTGCTCCCAGCGCTACGGATCAAGCATGCTTCCACGTAGCGCGCATGGCTTTTGGTAAGGTTCTCATCTTTGCTTATCAGGACAACCGTGTCTGTCCAAAAACCTTTAGCATCTCGCCCGCTTTCATTGGAGTTGTGAGTGGATAGCCTACCACCGATACCTTCAGACTCACCGATATAGGCGAGTTGCTGATCCGCCTGATTGTCATCGGAGCCAATCAAGATATAGACGCCTGGCCGCTCAATCTCGGGAAAAGCCTCGCGAACCCGGCGCAGCTGGTTGCGGCGGAAGGCGATTGCCTGGATCGTAGACATCGAGATTTGCGCTACCCGAATGCCGTTCGGATCGCCGTCGAGGAGGAAGATGTTGATCGAGCGGGGTTTCATCACGCTGCACGACCGACTATATCCATCAACTTTGCATAATCAGTGACGACCTCGTATTTCACCTTATCTTGTGAAATTTTCTGACTGATTTCATCAAAGAATTTTCTGGCGCACTCGATTTTGGTCTTCTCTATCTCGCGCAATTTCATCGTTGACATCGAACCTTTGGTTTCAGCCACGAAATAAATATGTTTCACGCCCCCATCCTTGAAAGAGATCGCCCAATCTGGGTTGTAATCTCCAACTGGCGTTGGAATGAGGAAACCACGAGGAAGCTTGGCGTATACGACCACTTCTGAGCTGGTTTCCAACTCTGCCACGAAACGCTTTTCGACATCAGAATCGGTTACAACATAATCGTAGACGTGGTTCTTCAGCTTGGCGCTTGCGCGCGAGAAATCTTGACCGCTCTGATTGGCGGTGAAGATATCGACGTCGTAGCAGTCAGCGACCTCGTCATAGCTCAGACGCTCGATAATCATCGTCGCCTTCTGCTCGGCAATAATCCGCGATGCCTCTGCGATAAAGTGCTCTGGATTCTGCTGAAACTGAGCGAAGATACTAGCCTCTAAGCCTGAAAGGATTGAGGCAGTCGACTGACGCGTGAGCTGGGAATTCTCTGCGATCTTGCCAACCAAGTCATATTTCACTCGTGAGTACACCGAGCCACCATGTTGGGTGGAAGTCGCGGTCACCTCGAAACCGTCGCCAGCCTTCAACTGGTCGTCGGTAATCCCATCCGTCTGAACGCCTGCTTGAACGGTATACTGAAGTGGTGTTACGCGTAGCTGGCTGTCGAGGGCGCGGACACATTTTCGAACTAACTCAGCTGAGTTGAAGTCCACGCGATAGACTGCTTTCCGATTGATCCGGGACCAGAGCTCCTGGAATTCCTTCTTCTCGAAGTTGGCATTGAGCGGGTTCGTCTTTGGTTTTCGCCCGTCGTCGACTTTAGGCAGCTGTGCATCGCTGAACACACTGTCAATGAGCTGGAATATCTGCTCGGCATGCGGCTTAAGTTCATCTGGCAACTCGACCAGCGTGCCTGCTTCTTTTGCCTTGTGGTAGTCTTCAGAAATTTGATCAGCGTCGTCCGTGTAATCATTCTTGACGAGATATCTGTAGACCTGCTTCGCCATTGCAGGCGTGATTTCAATAGGGCCCGCATCGGTGGTGATGGTCTTGCCTGCAAAGTAGGCTTCGGTGGCCTGCCGGGGCCGTGAGGACAAAGTCTCCGAAATTTCCTTCTGCAGCCCGCCCACGAAGTCCTTGTAGCTTTCGCTCGCGACCACCGTAAGAACATTAATGTCATGAACCGCCGCCGGGTGGTCCATTCTGTCACCGTGCTGGTTTACGGATAGCCGCAAACCCCGACCCACTTCTTGGCGCCGAGAGATCGTATTGTCGCTATGCTTCAACATGCACATGACAAAGACATTGGGGTTGTCCCACCCCTCCCGCAGCGCAGAGTGAGAGAAAATGAAACGAACTTCTCTTTTTGCCCGTTGATCAGCGCTGTCGGTTGGACCGGGAAGGCTTAGCAAGCTCTCCTTGTCCTTCAGGATGAGATCATAAGCGTCGACATCATCTGAATCGACGGCCCGCGCACCGACTGCGGGATCCTTCAACTGTTTGGTTTTCTTGTCGATTGAGAAATAGCCGTTGTGAGTCTTCGTCACATCAATTGCTGCGAGATACTTTCGGTACGCCTCGTTGTCGATTGCCAGCTCTGAAAGATACTCTTCCTTCAACAGCTCGTATTCCTCTTCAAAGACACGGGCGTACTCTCCATTTTCGTCCGGCTGACCGTAGTCACGGTACTTAACCACCTCATCGATGAAAAATAGCGAAAGGACCTTGATCCCTTGAGCGAAGAGCTGCTTTTCCTTGTCGAAATGCGCTTTGATCGTCTCGCGGATCTGGATCCGCCGGATGTCGCGCTCTGACACGTCACCTGTGGCCTCGCCAGCCGTAAGCACCTCGCCGTTGGTGAATTCCACCGTGTCGTGGTTGTAGTCGATCTGAGAGATCGTGAAGCCTTTGTACTGATCCAGCTCCCCGGAAAGCGTGAACAGGTCGTCGCGAAATTCCAGCCGCCGAAGTTGCCGTTTGATTTCGCCGGATTTCAGCTTCACTTCCATTTCGATCCGGGCGACCGGCGCCTTCTTCGAGATGTCGATCCCCTCGAGGTAAAGGTAGGCATTGGTTCCGGCCAGACCGCGCGTTTGGATTCCACGTACGGCGATCTTCTTCACGAGCTTCTGGTTGTAGGCATCCAAGGCGTCCAAGCGATGGATCCGGTTGTGCTGTGTCCTGTGGGTGGCTGAATAACGAAGGACCATGAGTGGCTTGAACTTTGGCAACGCTTCCATCGTCGCGTTACCCTGCATTTTTTGCGGCTCGTCCAGGATCAGGATCGGCCGGTTGCTGGCGATCACGTCGATGGGGCGGCGAGACTGGAAGTCGTCGAGCTCGTCGTAGATGCGACGGTTATCCGCACCACGGGCAGCAAAGGCCTGAATATTGATGACCATCACGTTGATGCCAGCGTCCGACGAGAAGCTTTCCAGCTCGTGCAGACGCTTGGAATTATAGATGAAGAACCTTGCCTTCTTGCCGTAGCTTTCCGTGAAGTGGTCAGCCGTGATCTGAAGCGATTTGTAGACGCCTTCGCGGATCGCAATGCTGGGCACCATTATGATGAACTTCGACCAGCCGAAGCGCTTGTTCATCTCGAAGATGGTCTTGATGTAGCAATAGGTCTTGCCGGTCCCGGTTTCCATCTCGACGTCGAGGTGGTAGCGGCTCGCGGCCAGCGCGTCGCGGGTGTAGGTCGTTGGCGCCGGTGTTCGCTCGCCACGCCCGTTGACGGCGGTGAAGTCTGTGAGGCTTTGGCTGAACGGCAGGTTCTGGCGGTGCTGCACATCTTGGATGTTTGCCAGAACTTGTGCCTCACTCAGCGCTATGTCGGCGTTCTTGAAGCCTTCCTCGAACGCGCTGGTCTGTGCCTTGCGGCCGGGGTCGATCCGATAGTTGACGCCACTGGCCATTGGCTGACCGGCGAAACAGTCCACGACGGAGTCGACGGCATTGGTTTGATAGGGCTGGACCTTGAACTTCAGTTTCATGTTTGTCGCCCTTTCAAATGGTTTTGACGTCGGTGGTGGGAGAGAGCTGGCGGAAGATCTGTTCGACGTTGATCTTCACAGCATCCGAGACGAAGCCGTTGTCGCGGAACACGACGCGCAGCGGTTCATGCCCGGCCAGCTCCTTCACCAGATCCTCGGTGATGCCAGTGTCAAAACAAGCGACCAGCGCGTTGTCGTCGACAAAGAACACGATCTTGCCCTGCACGGTCTCGCGCCGGATGGGGAGCGTCAGGTCGACGCCCCAGTCCACCAGCACCTGGAAGAGCAAGTCTTCGGCCGTTCGGTCCGGTTTGACGTTGTCGACGGCGGTGAGCAGGTCGGCCTGTTTGACTTCGTCAGGACGATAATAGACGTCCCGCATGTTCGACGTGTCGATCTTCAGGACTCGGAATCCAACATCGCGCTTCCAGTCAGAGTGGCATTCACCCTTAAGGATCTCCTTTCCGGCACGGCGAATGCGTTCCTTAGAAATTTCTGCAATCGTAGTGAAGCCACGCTTATATGGCGGAAGGCCGGGGTCAATTGGTTCTGGGACCTGCACCATAACGAAACGTCGATTTCCCCCGTCGTCCGCGTTAAGCTGCATAACGGCATGCGCGGTGGTCGCCGAACCTGCGAAGAAGTCCAGAACGATGGCATCCTTGTCGTTGCCTGTCACTGCTTCTACAGGGTCATAGACTGCCCAAAGGCTCTTTGGAAAAGTGAAGCCAGATCCTTCGACAAGGCCATTTACAAGCTTTGTTCCATATTCGTTAGAATCATAGCGCTTGTCTGTCCAAACGCTTCGATAGAGGCCAAAAGTTTTTCCGATTTCAATCTGATAACCGTCGCCTGATTGCCTAGCACGCAGCATAGTGGCGATGTTATCAACGCTTTGTCTTGCGTATCGCCACTTCCGCTCAACTCCGGATTTATCAATGGGAAAGACATAGGCGACTTCACCTTTCCACTCCGTCTGCTTTGGGTGGAGATCGTCGGGGCATACGTCTCCAAAACCAATGATCTTGCCTTCCTTAACCAGCACTGGGTAGAAGCAATTCTTTGCATCAGTTCTCTCTGACTCGCCCCCCCAATTCCGAAATTGCGACCAGCTAACATCCTCTTCTCGGATTTTTCGATCTCCAATGGCCTTGGTCCCGCTCGGGAAAACAAAGATCAGGTATTCATTTACGTAGGAAAAATTGGTTCCCTGTTGGCCCCTGGGATTGTGCACCACACTCACGTAAGCATGCTCCCAAGCAGCGCCGCTAAATACCTCTTTCATGAGCACAGACAAAGTGCCAAACTCGTTTTCGTCGATTGCACATACCAATACGCCGTCTTTCGCCAGTACATTTTTTGCAACCTTGAGCCGCTGATACATCATCGAAAGCCAATCAGAATGGAACCTTCCGTTGGTCTCGGGGTTTGCGACGAGTTTTCCGGCGTCTTCATCTAGTTGTCCTGACCTTTCCAGAAAGTCAGCGGTTCTTTCGCTATAGTCATTTTTGTAAATGAGATTTCTGCCCGTATTATAAGGCGGATCGATGTAAATGAGTTTCACAGCCCCCAAGAATGTATCCTCAATGGTCTTGAGTACTTCAAAATTGTCCCCCTCCAGGAACAGGTTTCGGGTCGAAGCAAAATTTGAGCTCTCTTCTTCGCAAGGACGCAGCGTTTTTAGGATCGGTGCATTGGCAAGTGCAACAGCCTCACGCTTTCCTGGCCAATCGAGCCGGTACCTTTCTTGCCCACCTTCGACAATATGGTCGCTCAGTTCCTGCCGAAGTTGATCGAAATCCACCGCAAGCCGCAGTCTGCCGTTCTCGTCCGCGGCCTCGCTCACGCAGCCCGGAAACAAATCGCGGATCTTGGCGATGTTGTCCTGGCTCAGGTCGGGGCTGTGCAGCTTCATCTTATCCATACTCATCGTCCTCTCACTCACTCTGTGCGGCCGGTTGGGCGGTCGCCCCGGTGAGCCGTTCCAATTCCAATTTCGCCGCGCGAAGCTCTGCGTTGATCGCCACGCGCTTGTTGAATTGCTTCTCGCGCGCCAGCCGCGCCTTGATCCGATCTACCTCGCGCGCCTTGGCGCGCACGGCCTCGGCATGGTCGATCCGGTCCTGTAGGGAGCTGTGCCCGTCCACTGCCCCCGCCGGTGTGAACGGTGCTTGCG